AGATGTGATCCATCATGAAGTTTTAATTCTGCTAGACCCATCTCAGACATCATGGTTGGTATAACCTCACCTGATATGTGGTCTCTTTTCTTTTTTAATAATTTTAACCTAGATTCTGCATCTTCTATTTCAGAATCTACTCCCTCTAATCTTTCAACTTGATCTGCTAATGACTGCACACCTGCAGTTTTTTTCATTGCATCTTGTTGGTCTTTTTCAAAATCAATTGTCATCTATTTCTCCTTTCTCGTATAGATTAATTTCAATAGGATAATATTTTTTTTCTTGTTTATCCCACTTCAACAAATTAAATTTTCCGTTTGTAATATCAGACACAATAGAACATGCAACACCTATTATTGCAGGATCACCTGTAAGTAGTAAATAATCTTTTTCTGTAAAATTTTTTAATCCTTGTCTTAATTTAAAAACAAGTGGTCCAGGAGAAAAAATCATTTGTGAAAACTCTGGTAATAAAAATTTAAATTGACCATATTTTTGCGCACCTATAATGTTTATTTTAGGGTTGCCTGCTTGTGTTCCAGCAATATGTTGTATTACATAAACTATTCTTTCTGACATGCTTGACAATATAGCGATCCTATATTATATGTCAAGTATAGAAAGATGAATTATAAATTTAAAACAAAGCCTTACGAGCATCAAATGACTGCTTTAGAAAAGTCATGGAACAAAGAAAACTTTGCTTACTTTATGGAGATGGGCACAGGCAAAACAAAAGTGTTAATTGATAACATGGCCATGTTGTATGACAAAGGTAAAATAGATGGCGCATTAATTATTGCACCAAAAGGTGTTGTAAAAACTTGGTACGAACAGGAGCTTCCCACACACTTACCAAACCACATAGAGAATGTGACCGTATTATGGCAATCAAATATTACAAAAGGACAACAAGAAAAACTAGAAAGTTTATTTGAAATAGAAACAGCTCTACATATTTTAATTATGAATGTTGAAGCGTTGTCTACAGATAAAGGTGTTAAGTTTGCATCTAAATTTTTAAACTCACACAAAATATTGATGGCAGTTGACGAGTCTACAACTATAAAAACACCCACTGCAAAAAGAACTAAAAATATTATAGGGCTTGGAAAACATTCTAAATATAGAAGAATAATGACTGGGTCTCCAGTTACTAAAAATCCATTAGATTTATATTCTCAATGTGAGTTTTTAAATCCTTATCTTTTAGATTTTACTTCTTATTATGCATTTCGTAATAGATATGCAGAGATGAAAACTATGCATTTACGTGGCAGGTCAATACAGGTTGTAGATGAATTTAAAAACCTTGCTGAGTTATCAGACACCGTAAAAAAATTTTCTGAAAGAATTTTAAAACAAGATTGTTTAGATTTACCACCTAAAAATTTTACAAAAAGACACATAACCCTTTCTAGTGAACAAAAGAAAGCATACGATCAAATGAAAAAAGCAGCCATGGCTGTACTAAATGGTAAAGTTACGACTACCATGACCGTGTTGACTCAACTAATGAGACTGCATCAAATAACTTGTGGTCATTTTACAGCTGATGATGGCAGTACACAACTAATACCAAACAATAGAATTACAGAATTGATGAACATATTAGAAGAGACTGAAGGTAAAGCAATCATTTGGGCTAACTATCAGAAAGATATGACACAAATTTTAGATAATATTAGTAAAGAATATGGTCCGGGATCCGTGGTTGATTATTATGGTTTAACACCACAAGAAGACAGACAAGAGAATATACGTAAATTTCAGTCCGACCCTAAGTGCCGGTTTCTTGTTGGAACGCCTTCTACGGGCGGCTATGGGATAACTTTGACGGCTGCAAACACCGTAATTTACTATTCTAACGGATATGACCTAGAGAAGCGTTTACAATCAGAGGACAGAGCGCACCGTATTGGACAGAAAAAAAATGTAACTTACATAGATATTATATGTGAAGATACGGTTGACGAAAAAATTGTAAAAGCATTACGAGATAAAATTAATATTGCATCTGAAGTATTAGGAGAGGAGCTAAAAGCATGGATATAACCACACCATTTAAAATAGAATTTATAACGATAAAAACTAAAAATTTTGCAAAGAAGAAAAAATTAATAATTAAAGAACTTAAAAAACACCCGGAAGAAAGACAAAGAAGTTTTAGTAGTAATAGAGGCAGTGGTAAATTATCTCGTCCTTTTTCTAAAATTTTTGGTGAAGAACTAAGTCAAATTTCTTTTCATGGTATAACGATTACAGATACTTGGTCCGTGACTTACGACAAAGGGGATTTTCATGTCCCACACAATCATGGCTCGGTAGGATACGCAGGTATTTTATATTTAGATTTTCATAAAAATTCACCAAGAACAACATATATACAACCTTGGAATAATGAAAAAGATAAAAGTTTGTTATATACACCTGATGTTAAAGCTGGTGATATGATTATAGTTCCTAAATTTATACTTCACTATAGTGAAACAAATCTTCTTTCTTTTAAAAAAAGAATTATATCTTTTGATTTTTTAACAGGTTATCAACGTTAAACTAGATCTTTTGCTTTTGTTAAAACTGGTTTGTATTTCACTTTACCTTCAGATCTGTAAGCATGTAAGAATGACGCTCTTGGTGTGCCTTCTATCCAACTTGCATGAATCCACCCGCTATTAGGTTCGCCCGGAGTATAGAACTCTAAAATTAGCTGATCTGGTGAAAGGTTAGTTTTAATCCAGTCAAATAATTCAGCATTGTCTACGCCCACAACTTCGAAGTCTGCGGCCTCTGCACGTGCATGCTGCGATCTAGCAGAACTACCGATGGCCTCGCATAATTCTACGCTACGAAAACCACTCGTCACCTTAACTCTGCCAAAATGGTCACGTACCGGTTGAAGAATATTTTCACACAACGCTTTTAATTTTTCTATTTGCTCTGCGTTGGGGTTATTATTAATCCCTTTACGGATCGCAGTGTCCGATTTAGTTAACTCTGAGAGAGTAAAATTTCGTGAAAGGTTCATGCTATGTCTGTTAATAAAACTAATAATACGGCTCCCATACCACCGACTATCCAATATTCTAATCTTTTAATTCTATCTTGCATTTCTTTAATTTGTTCAAACGTCTGCTTTTGCATTATTCTGCAAAGCTTCTCATGAGATTCTATTTTTTGTAGTGCCGATTTTCTCGCCATTATGTTCTACTCGCTATTATTTGTTCTTCAGGAGATAATAGGGCTTGCTCTGTACGTGTCAAGTTAGTATTTGGCACGGTATTAGCGGCTGTTACAGCAACATTTGGCATTGGTGTTACCGGTAATGCTGGTGTTTGTAACTCTGCAAATGCTTTATCTTCTGTTTGTTGTGGTAATGAGCTTACCTTATCAGTTTGAAGTTTTAATATTCTCTCTATTTCATTTAGTTGTGAGTCTTCTTTTATCTCTAAATTTTTATTTTTGTATTCTTTTAATATGTTTCTAAATAATTTTTTAGGATAAAAATATTCTTTGTTTATTTTTTCGTCTCTTTCTTTTGCTATTCTCTCTGCACTTTTTACTCTAGATTTCATACGCTCATCGTATGCAGTAAATGGTATATTTTTACCTTTTAATAATTTTTTAGCTTTACTATATGATATTTTTCTTTTTCTTAAAATTTTTAAAAGCTCTTGTTCGCTTACTCCTGTTTTTAATGCATCTTGTAATATAAAATAAAAATCTTGATTAACTCTAAATGTTTCATTTTGTATATCTCTAAACTCTTTAGCCATTACATCTGGCCCTCTGTTTTGATAATTTTCTAAAGAATAAAATTTTTCTGCTTTTGTTGTAGATCTAAATTTTTTATTGTAATCTGTAATTTTAAATTCCATCGCTCTTGGCACGTCGACATTAATAATTCTAACACCAGAAAACAATGCAAGTAATTCATCTTGTAAATTTGTAACCTGACCCCCTCGTTTAACATCTTTTTTTATACCCTGTAATATTTTTTGTCCTGTTGTAATTCCAGTTGGTTGTACACCTTCTATGATATGAACTAAACTTTTCATAAACGCAGTTGGTCCATCGTCAGTTTCAGAATAAACCACTTTACCAGTTTTAGTTACACCACCTCTACCTCCAACTAAAATACCACTAGGTATTACATCAGATATTCTTTCAAGTGCGATAGATTCAGATACAAACGGGTCTAATAATTTTCTTACAGGTCCATCTTGTCCTAAAAATAAATTAAACGCAACAACATCAGCGTCTTGTTGTTTTAATTTACCCTCTTCTAAAGTTTTTAATGCAGCTCTTATTGGTTGTATGACAACGTCATAAGGACTAAAGTATGAAAAATTAATTGCTTTACCTTTACCATCTTTCCAAGTGTTAACAGGTAAAATGGCTGCTCTTGAATCCCAAGGCGCTGATAGACTTCTTTTATATGCATCTATCTGTTCCATGGTTGTGCCTGTTAAATTTTGAGCTAATGTTGATACACCTTTTTCTGCACCACCTAATGTAACAAAAGCACCTAATAGTCTTCTATAACCTTGTTGTCTTAATTGTGCGTTTGAAGATGTAGCTTCTTTTAAACCAATAGATACGATGTTGTGTGTTGTTCTAATCATCTCTGCAGGGAACGATACGAAGTTACCAAATGGTAGTTTTCTTAAATTTTTAATTACTTCAGGAACTTTACTATATGTAGGATACGTATTTCTTATCTGCCATGCAGCCGCTTCGTCTATGGCTTCATCAAACGTTTTTACTTTACCAGTAAATGTATTGACTCTATCAAAATTTCTACCTGTTATTTCTTTTGTCCATTTTGCAATATCATCTACATTTCTATACATAGAACGCATTTGTGATTTTACATACTCATGACCATACCATTTCCATAAGTTATCACCTCCAGCATATATTCTTGTAGCTGTTTTGATCATTCGTGATTCTGCTAATCGTGCTAATAAACTATCTAAATTTTTTACTTTAGCTCCTGCACGTATATCTTTTAATACTGCCTGTAATTCTGATGCTACAATGTTTTCATCAATGACACCAAGACGTATTTTGTTTTCTAAATTATCTATAAATTTTTTTTCATCTATTATTTTACCAGCACCAAATATATCATCCATAACCATTTTAATAGATTCTGTAACTGATGCTCTACCACCTATGTGTCCGTTTGCTAATGGAAACATACTAGCAGATGTTACGTTTCTAACTTGTGTTGCAGGAGATAATACTGTTTTACCAAACTGTGTTGCCACTTTAAATTGTAATATGTTTCTATACGCAGAACTTTGTAGCAATCCGTCAAACTTACCTGGAGCTCCTTTTAATGCAGCTGCCATATCTTTCGTTGCAAATAATTTTGATATGTTACTTTTTAATATACCAAGATTTGCTATCTCTCCTATTTTAACAGCGTCCATAGAGTTTGCAGCTATAGCGTCCGCCTCTGATCTAAATAACCAACCTTCATCCAAACCTGTTTTAGCTAACTTATCTAACGTTAGTTTATTAGTTGCTTGTGTTATTGCATGAGATGTTGTTTGTAATACTGCAGATTTTAAATTGTTTTCTTCACCTAATAATTTTTTAATTGCATCAGGTAACTCATCTCCTGTTTTAATTAATTTATCAGATCTTAATATATTTTTAGAAACGTTTTGTATTAATTTTAAAGGATCTACCCCATCTTGTTTTGTATTCGTTAATATTTTATGCACTAAAGATTCTGCAAAAGCATTCTCTGCTTGTGCTTTTGTCATCTTACCTGTTTTCAAAGTCAATGCAGACTCTCTTAAATCTTTATTTTTCTTTACTACATTTTCTAAAATAAATTTAACAGCGCCTTGTTTTATTTTATCATCTGGCATGTATTCTGGATTTGTGAATACAGAAAAAGATTTTCTCATGTATGTTTTTAAATTATTAAGTAAAAATTTTTTAAGGTCCCCCTCTGGTAATAAATTACCAAATACATCTTTTGTTCTTATTATTTCTTTTTGTAAATTTTGTGCAGAACCCTGTAGTATTTTTGGAAGTTCATTTAGTTTAACTTGTCCTTTTAAATATGCTAGCACTTGATCTAAATAATAATCTTTACTAGCTGGTGAGGTTGTTAGTGTATTGTATTGACCTTCAAAAGATTTTGCTAGATTGTATGATTTTTTTTCAATGGACTCTAAATATTTTTCTATTGTTCTTGCTCTACCTTTTATAAATCGTTTGGCATCTGATGATAGTTGAAAACCAAGTCCTGTGTATTTACCGACAGATCTAAAACCAGATAAAAAATTATCTATTCTTTTTAATTTTCTTTGTAGTGGGTCACTACTTTGAACAGAGAACATTCTCCATTTTTCAAATGCAGGTAATTGTTTTGTTGGATTTAATGTAATAGCCGTAGATAAAGCTTTATCTATAACATAACTACTTGCATTTCTAAGAGCTTTACCAGCTGTTGCAGAGCCTGGTATATTTGCTGCAAGATAAGTTGCTGGTCTTACTGCTAATGTGTCTATAGCTCTTAACGCATACCCAGCTGGTTTAAACAAACCATATTTTGCACCAACGGTTGCAATTCTTGCTAATGGTCCACCCATTAAAGAAAAACCACCACCTATTAATGCACCCTCTGCACCAAATCTTAATTTGTTTCTAAACCTTGCAAGAGCCAGATCTCTACCCGCTAATCCTTCTTCATCTTCTAGATCCATGATCATTGGTTCTTGTGTTTTAGATCTTGCGCCTGAAGTAATAAAATCTGTTGCTGCAAACGCTGTTGACATGTAACCAGCTCGTTTTGCTACGTTAACTATTTTAGAACCTTGACCTGTTAACTCTGCTGCCTTTTTTGCATCTATTGCTTTTTTTGATTTAAATATTTTTTTAGCTCGTCCCATTACTTTAAAGACAAGGCCGCCTGGTATACCGTATTCAACAAGAATTTTATTAACCGTTCCTAGTAAAGTTTCTGGATCAGCTATTTTATTTTCTTCATAAGCTTTGTCTAAAGCTGCTGTAAGATTAGTATCAAAAGCAAGGTCTGTTCCTGTTGTTAAAAGATCACCGATTGAATACACAAAATTTTGTGCTCCACCATAAATACTTTTTTCCATATCTTCAAAAAAGTCTATGTAGTCTTTTTCTGTTGCTCTTTTTTTGCCTTTAGCAAGATCTGTAATTCTTGGTAAATCTTTTCCCTCTTTTGTCAGGGTTTTCATGTTGTAAAAAGATAATGGATTGCCAACGTCAGTGGTTAAAATAAAATTAGCTAAACCATCCCATGTAAACTTTACAGGTTTTTTTTGAACCGTTAATGGTTTTGTAATAGATGAAGCTAAAGTTTCTTTTACAGTTTCAGCGTCTAATATTGTGTTCTTACTTTTAAAGGGTTCCATCTACGCCCCCTGTGGTAATGTCAAATTTACGTCGTATTGTTGGTTAAAACCAGCTATATCTTCTGGTGTTTGTATATTTGCAAAATCTAATAAAGCTTGTTTGCTGTTAACTAATAATTGTACAATATCATTAGATATTTCTTGTGGTAATCTTGCTCTAAGTTCTGTGTAAGATAATTCTTGAACTTCACCTGTATCTTTTTTCTGTTCTACAACAGATTCCATCATAGGATCTGAGCTGCCCAATTTGTAACCAACTCTACCACCTTTTGCAAAATAATATTTTTCACGTAGTTTTGCTATAGTAAAATCTGCAGCCTCTGGTGAATCTTCTTGTATCAATACAACATTAGCTGCTATATCCTCTGGTGAGGCGTTAGGATTTTGAGTTTTGTAATCATTTAATCTTTTATTGTTTTCTGATTCAACGTAAGAGGATTTATAACTATTAAACAACTCTTCACTACTAATAATAGCGCTATATTCTGCAGGCACACCTATTTCTTTTAATAATACGTTTTGATTTACTTTAATTGTTTGATTAGCTGCTGTTTTCTCTTCTGGAGTAGAATCAGGATTTTCTAAAATTTTTCTTGCAGAAAAAATATTTGTTTGTGCATTTTTTATTAACTCTGCCTCTACCTCTGGTGTTTTTCTATCATCAGATGATTTTAATTTTTTTGCTGTAAGATCATATTCAGATGCTAGTGCCGTCCCAAATATGTCTTCTGCTAGCTCTCCTTTTTGTTCTCTTTTAGCTAATTGAGCTGCTTGAAAAGTTTCAAAAGGATCTTTGGCTGCTATAGCGGCTGTTTGAAATATGTTTCCTGCTGGTGGTGTTGCTAAAAGATTTAGACCAAACGATGTTAAAAATGCATTTCTTCCTCCAGGTGAAAACGCACCTTCTCTTCCTCTAAAATTATCTATGTCCTTCATAAATCGCTCTGTAGTTTTAAGAGCTCTATCGTATTCATCTGTTCCGTCTTTGTAACCTTTTCTGTCTAAACCAGATGTAATCCCTGTTGCTGCAGAGCCACCTATCTTAAACATTGGTCTTCTTAATACTCTGTTCATTATTATATTCCTAATGCTTTTGTTCCACCCGAAACAAAACTTCCAAAATCTGTTTTAGAAGGATCTTTAAATCCACCATAAACTCCAGCAAGTGTTGTACCTATACCTAACGCTGTCTGTAATGGCGTTGGGTTAGGTATGTTTGTTGATTGTGTTTGACCAGGATAACCACCCATAATTCCTGTAACCTGTGATGCAAACCTATCTAGCTGTTCTTGTGGTTGGAACGTAGTCATTCTAGTAAACTCTCTTGTCGCGTCAGCTTCAGCTTGTCTTTGCGCCTGGTTCAGTGCGCCCAACTGACCTAAACGTGCGATATCTGTTCCCGTAGCCCCTGCTTGTGCTTGACCTAATCCTGTTTGGAATGCACCTAAACCTTGTAATGATGAAGCTAACGCACCTCTGTTAGCAATGTCTTGTTGTCTGGCAGCTGCTGCCTGACCGAATCCTTGTTGCAAGAGACCGGCCTGTAATAAAGCTCGTTCTCTCGCAGCCCCTGTGCCGAACTCTGCGAGTTGCACTCCCGCTCGACCAGCGCCGAGCGCACCCAAAGCTGCTTGTTGATCTCTAATCTGTTGCTCTTTTATTTGTGTGCTACGATCAAATTCTGCTAATGATGCATCAATAACTTGTTGTTGATAAGGGGACATAAAATCTTGTACGCCTTGTTGAAAAGCTGTTGCTCCAGTTCCAATTCCACCTAAAGCTGTTCCTGCAGCTGTTCCTGCTGTTTGTGCTTGTGCTAAAAATGGTGCAAAAGATCCTACTCCTTGTTCTGCTAATTTTTGTGCCCGTTGTTGTAATGCATCTTGAGCTGCTACTTCTGGTTTTAATCCTTGTAATCCTATTTGTCTTTGTTCAAAACCTAATGCTGCTGCTTGTTGAGCATCAGCTAATTTTGTTCTTGCATCAAATTGCTCTTGTGTTTCAAAAGCTTGTTTTGTTGCTGGTAAACCTGCTGCCGCTTGTTGTTGTTGAAGAGCCCCTAAACCTTGTGTTACAACAGGTACACCCTGTTGTGCTAATACATTTTCTGCTAAATTCGTACCTAGTTTTTCTACAAAAGGTGCCGGTCTTGTTACTTGTTCTGATACAGCCATTATATAACTTCCTCTAATCTTTGTGATGTTTCAAACATTTTTCTTGCGCCTTCTAAGCCTTGCGATTCTTCAGATACGTCACCTCCGGCTTCGAGGTTTTTCATCATGTTATACATGACTTCTGCGCCTTTGTCCACATCCCCATCACCTGCGTTTCTAACAGCATCGGCTGTAAATACAAACTCATTTTTTGATAATCTAGCAGGGACGTCATCTGCTTTTTCCATTCTGCCTATTGGCACGAATCCACCATCAGCTCTATAATCTTTTTCCATACCACCCATATCTAATAGTGGCATAGTTTTTTTAGCTACGGGTTCTTTACCCTCTGTAGATCCACCCTCAGCTAATTGTCTTGGGTTAATAAATTTATATGGATTTGACATAATAAATCTTGGATCAGCTATATCTGCTCCTTTGTATGTTTCTTCCTCATCATCGTCGTCAGCCGTAAGAGCTCCAAGTATGGAAGGTATTCCTATTGCAGCAGCTGTTCCAAAGCCTGTTAGTCCACCACTTAAATTAACTAACCCTGCTTTATTTGCAATAGCCCCTAATCCACTAAACACAGGATCTCCTCCTTTAATTGCTAAAAAAGGATTAAAACTATCTTTACCAAAAAAATTACTTATAGCACCTCCACCACCAGCAAAATTAAATAAGGCTGCACCTATTGCAGCTTTGCCTATTGGTGATTTAGCTATTTTCTTAACTGATCTTGTAACTTTTTTAACAAGTTTACCTAGACCATACATCTGTCTTGCAGATTCAAAATCCATTTCACCACCTACGACAGGATCAGCCATACCACCTTTAGCTAATAATCTAAAATTTTGACCACCACCAAATTCATCATCAATTTTTTTTTCTGGTGAATCTTCAAGTGCAAGTAATCTTCTTTCATAGTCAGACATAATACCCTCTCCATCTCCACCACTACCATCAGGTGGTTTTCTTCTATAACCATATGTAAGAGGTTGTTTATATCCTTTATCTGTTAAAGCAAAAGTCCCATCTGGATTTGTTTTATAAGATGAAACAAATTTTTCTAATCCACCTACATTACCTTTATACTTTAATCCTGGTGCACCTTTATCAAATGCTAAAAAATCTTCAAAATTTTGACCAGTAATATTTGGAACATCTGCTAAAGCAACCATTGCTTTTTTTTGATCGTCCTCATCTAAACTTTCAAGATATTCTTTAAGTTGTGGGTTGTTTACTAAAAATTCATTTCTATATTTAAAATTTGGTTTCATGGCTTTATTTAAAACAAATTGAAGGGGACCAAAAGAAGGTATGTTTATTTGGTTAGCCAGATTGCTTTTAAATTTTTGTAATGCTTGAAAATCTCTTGATCTGTTTGTTTGATCTTTTGTAAGTCTAGCATCTTGATAAACTCCTGGCGCTACTTTTTTCCCACCACCTTTTACAATTCCCTGTGAATAATAATCTTTAATGTAATCTTCTCTAGCGTTTGAACCTGATGACGTTGTTTTTTGCGATGATTTTTGAGATGATGATTTAGCTGAGGCAGCTTTAGACTCCATACTTTTAGCAGATCTATAACCCTGTCTTGTACCACCAAACCCTGGTTGTACTAACATACCACCGTCTTGTAACATCTGTTTTGCTTGTTGTGATCTAGTTATGGCCATTTATCTATTCTATTTTGTTTTTCCAAATAAATCAAGGCTAGGCATAACGACATTTACGTCTTGAGCCATCTCCTCTTGCTTGTAACCTTTAGCTTCCCAGTCTTTTCTTTCTTTAAAAGTCTCTCCTGTTTTCTTATGTCTATAAGTTGTTTCTACTTTTGCTGGTGTTAATTCTACTATGTTATCCATTATGATGTTACCTCTCTTGGCTGTATTTCTAATATCGAAGCTATGACGTGCAGCTCATTCGCGTCACCTGCTTGTACTTTAAGTATCTCGCTCTCCTCCATTACTAAGGGTTGAGATAAAAGTTCTGTTGTACCATTACCTGATATGGTTTTAGTTTTAAATAAACTAAATATAGCACCACTAGAATCTACTAGTGTCACCGTTATTGTGGTCCCTGATCCAGAGTCATCTGATACTAGTATTGATTTAACAACCGTTGTTACTGCACTTGGCACCGTATATAATGTTGTAAGATCAGCTGTTGTTAAATCTACTTTTTTATTTTTAAAACTATTAGCCATTAATTTAAAAAGAAGTTTTGTGCTTCTACCTCTTGTTTTAATTCTTCTTGAAACGTTGTATTTAATTTTTGCACTATACCATCAAGATCTCTAACTTGTGCTTCTGCCGTACCTAAATCATACTCCTCACTTGGTCTTGTTAATACTTGTACTATCTTTGCCATTATCTTCTTCCATCCGGTTGTATGTCTAATCTAAAAGCTCCTAATTTCCAACTTTGACTAGCGCCTGTATTTTCTACTTTTAATGATATGGCTCTTGCTCTAGCACGTGTGTCTATTTTTTTAGTGCTTGAAGTTATATCAAATGGTCCAAGAGATGAACTAGCAGATGTGTCGTTTGGAAAATCTCTTAAACCTAATGTAATTCTAGTAGTTCCAGTTTGAGATATAAAGTCAGGTATGAATCTTCTTATCTTCATTAAGAACTCACCGTCACCTCTAAGATCAGCCATACCAGTTGATTGTCCTGTGATACCTCTTCTTTGACTAATATCATAATCTCCAGATAATATGTTTGCGGTTATTGCAGTAATAGTTCCATTTCTATTTTGATCAGTTCCTGTTTCGTGTTCATAATAAGAAGTTCTACCCTCTGTGTTTCCTACAACATCGTGAGATGTATCAGTAGACGCATCATACTCTAAAGCATGTGGAACTCCAAATACTGCGGAGTCTCTCCACATTGTTCTAGCAAGAGAACCTACCGTCCAAACAGGTCTTTGTGGTGACGAGTCAAAATAATTGTATGCAACCATTTTATTTACAACTTGTGAATTTAACGATGGATAAAACCAAATAACTTCACCAAACAAATTATTTAATCCTGCAGATATCATTTGGTTACCGGAGTTTATATTTATATCATTGTAAACGTGGTCCTCTACCAAACATGGTAATGACTCTAGTTTACCAGCGTATCTAAAAAAACCATTTTCTGACATCCAATACGCAGCACCATCAACTTCTACGCATGCGTTTTGTCCTGTTAATCCGCAGTTAGTTCCAACTTGTGCAAAAGCAAAAGTTAAAGGTTGTCCAACAAAACGTTGTGTAAATAATGCTGTATCAGTCCAGACAAGAATAGAATCTCTACCACGAATCGCTCCTCTGATCTGTGATCCGTCGGCCAGTCTTTGTGTACCGGCTGTATTAGTTGCCGTAGGTGTATATGTATTTATATCTTCTTGATCCGAGAATCTAATAAACATATCATCTTGTGTTGCTTTGTTTCCGATAGTTGTTTCTGTTCCAAAGAATACTAAGTGACGATCCGGAGTAGATACAACCATGTGTCTTGATGCCGTTGGTGCACCTGATATAATAGTTGCTCTTGTACTTGTTGCTGCAGCAATAGAAGAGTCCCATTGAAATACTTCACCATCGTGAATTAAACAAATTGCTTTGTCACCAAAATTATCTAGTGACCACATACCAGGTTCTAATACTAAGTCACCTGATGCAGCTTCACCCCAAGCAACATAGTCAGAACTATTTTTTACTGATGCTCCATCACTATGCGCTGATCTAGTTGAGTTTCTAACTCCTCTTGTAATACCTGTTAGAGTAGTTCCACCTGTAATACCAGTGTAAGATATTTCTTCATTACCAACTTGAATAAAATTAGTTCCAGAGTCTGGAAACTGTGTAGCGTCTGCTAAAACAATAGATGTGCCTGAACCACCTGTCCCTGCTGTATCATTTAATAATGCTCCATTTAAAGTTGTTGTGACTGGGTTAGAAGCCTCTCCACCCCAAGATCCTAAACCCCAACCAAAACCTTTTTCTTGAACAGCAGATCCTACAGGATAATAATGTTGAACTCTTATGCCTCCTGATGTTGTGGCACCAGCTCCTGTTTCATTTGACGGCATCGTTATTTTAATTTGTGTATTATTAGGGACACTTGTCACCATAAATTTTTTGTTATCAAAATCTGATGCACCAAAATTAGATCCTGTTATTGCAGTAAAATTATCTAATAAAACAATATCTTGTGGATTAATATTGTGACCACTAGAAAAATTTATTGTAACAACAGCTGATCCGTTGTCCGTGCTAAATGCATTTGTAAGCGTTGTTGTAGTTTTAATAGGGTGTATGTCATAAAATACACCACCAGAGAAAGCATATAATATTCTGTTAGTGCCGATGATAGCATATCTTCTACCTAAACTATTGATAAAATGATGAAGACCACGTCCAGCTCCTGTGAGCTCGTTTTCGTTTAGGGTGCCTAATTGGTTCCAACCACCCATTTTTTCTGGAATACCATACCTAAATCTAACATTATCACAATCGATCCATTGGCCCTCTGCTTGGGTTGCTGTGACTTGTTTATTAATACCTGGTTGAAATCCGATTTTCTGTAGCATAACATGCAATTATACAGCAAATATTATAAAAATATACCTCTTTTTACTTCCAATTTATGTTGATATTAAACCTAGCCTGTTGGTCTGTGCAGAAAATTATCTATAATCTTCATGCTCTTAAAATTCGTAAAAAATCATCATGCACATAGTCTGCATTAAAATTAAATGATATAATTGTTTTTCTTTTTTTAGTTTGAGAAGGGGGTGCTCTGTGTATAAACATACTTGGAAATATAATAACATCTCCTTGCTTTACATCCACATCGATAATTTTTAAAGATAAAGGCTCTACTATTTGAGTCTTAGGAGAGTTCTTTCCAAACTCTAAATAGTATACACCTGTAAAGTTATGTCCATGAACATGCCAACCATGTGTATCTCCTTTGCCATATTGTTGAAACCACAACTCAAAAATTTGCACCTGTGATAAACCTATCTTTTTTATTTCTTCTGTAAAATGTTTTTGTAAATGAGGACCCACTAATTTAACCCATTCTCTTTCGGTGTCGTGTCTTCTATCCCAATCTACTCTTGAAATGCTATCCGTAAAATAATCATCATCTTGTTTTAAACAACCTGATTTTTGTTTATTTATTAACTCTAATAATTCTTTCTTTATTTTAGAGTTTTCTTTAAGTTTATTTTTTAAGATAGGAAAATTAAAAGATATCATTTTCTAAACCATGCAGGTAATCCTAAATGTGGACGTCTATCAAACATGTTGTCTTTTGATCCTGGAGTTTTACGATTATTATAGTGTAAAAATACTTGTACACATTCTTTGCCCTTAAACTTTTCTCTCCAATGTTCTAGCTCACATCCTCTGTAAACTAACATATCTCCTTGTTTTAAATCTACTCTAATGCCTTTTTTGTTAGTCTCTCCTGATGGCTCTAAATAGATTGGCCAAGGGTCACCACCAAGATTCATAGTAGTAGATATTTCACAGCTAAATCTATCTTTATGTCTTTTTAATTTATCACCCGGTTTATATATTCTAGCGTAAGTATAAGCTGGATATAATTTTAATCCTGTTACTTTTTCCATATCTGGCTGACATTTTAACATTAAAGTTTCCATAGCAATGTTGGCATATTGAGAATATGTGTTTGGTATTTGTGTATCACTATAGTCTCCTAACATAATTTCAAAAGGCGATATGTATTTTGCTTTTATACAGGTATCATAAACTTGTTTTTGCATATAAAAATAATTTGCAATAAAAGCTGCTAAGTCTTTTGATATTGCTTGTCTAATAACTGCGTATTTATTTTTTTTAAAACTCATATTACATCAAAGGCTATTGTATATCTTTTTATTTTTTTAGAAGTAAGAGGTATTGAATGTTTTTGCAAATTGTCAAACTTCAATAAACTATTCTCTACTCCTTTTGTATGTTTTATTACATCATAAAATTCTGAAGATTCAAGAAAAATAGTGCCATCCCCAGTTGGGTTATGTAAATAATAAACAAATGAATATTTACAATCAGGATGATTGTGCCAACATATTATGTTTCCTACAGAACACACACCCCAACATTTATGTATTTGATATGGTTTTATATATTTTTGTACTGACTCTACAAAAGGTTTCATTTCAGATCTTAAATGCATATTATTTGGTGTTTGTAAACAAGGATAACTTCCACCTAAATCCTCTACCTCTTCTTTAATAAATTTAAAAATTTTTTTCTTATCTTTTTCTTTTAAGATGTTTTTATATATTTTCATATAAGCCTATACCATCCTGTAGCTATTATTTTTTCTTTATCAACTATCTGACCTTTGTGAGTATGTGTCCAGTCTGGAGGCCAAATTATAGTTAAACCTTTTTTTGCAGGTGTGGTTAAGTTTTGATATTTGAAATGAGTCCCTCCGTTTTCTACATCGTTTAAATATGTCATGAAAACTAAAACTCTGTAAAAATTAGCTTGTTCTCCTCTCTCGTAATGCCACTTTTTAAAACCACCATTTTTAGGGTACCACTGAATATTAAAATTTTCAATATCAAATCTAGGAAGCCAATTTATTTCAGGATACTCTTTTACATATAAATTTAAAGCTTCTTGTAAAAAATATCTATATGCACCAATACCTTTTTCAAAGTTATCATATCGTACATCTAAATCTATTGACTCTTTATTTTGATTATCAACTGTTTCTTTTCCCATGTCTAAACAAGTTCCTTTATTAGTTAAATGTTTATTTCTGTTAAAATAATCAACCATTCCATCACAAACTTCTTCTGGCATATACCACCCTCTAATAAAACTATCTTTAGGAAACTCGTGCTTTTTCATCTACAGCTCCTACTAAAATTTGTTTATCTTTGTTAGACATCTCTGCTCTATGTAATACATTAGAATCAAAAAAAATTAATTTACCTAATTCAGGAGTTACTCTTTTGTTTACAGGTTTTTTAAAAATAGTGTCCCCATCAGAGTCATTTAAATATAATATAAAAGAATACTTTTCTGTTTTTTCATGATTATGTTCTGTTTGATATCCATTTTTATAATATCTAATATAGTGTATCCAAAATATTTTTTTGTAAAAATTATCAAAAGGTAATATTTTTTTTAACATATCCTGATTAAAAATACTTACTATGTTAGGTGTTTGAAAACCATTTTTAGTGTGAGAAATGTCACTAATATTTTTATAGTCATGTTTTTGTAATATAGATATAATCTCTTTAACTGTTTTTTTAGGTATATTTGTTTCTTTAAACAAGGTTTCCACTCACTATTAATCTGTTATTATTTTTATTAGGTCTTACTTCATGTGGCATATATCCAGGAAATAATAATAATGTGCCTGGTATAAATTCAAAATCTTTAGGTTTGTTTATATCTACATAAGGATAACCCACATCATAAAAAGATATAGGAGAAGAATTTTTATCGCCTTCAATAAACCAAACAAATGATTTGTGTTTAGGGTGATGTGTGTGAATTGAATGATGACCATATTTTAAATATCGTTGAACCCAACAATGATTTAATTTTAAATTAAAATGTTTTAAAATAGGATCTAATTTTTTAATTACTAACTTATCTAAACTTTCATGTATATCATAGAAAGACGTATGATTCATTCCTGGAATTTTTTCGTCATCTTTAAGTTTAATTTTTTTAATTAATTTTTTACTTGCAGCATCTACTTTAATATAATCTTGAAATATGGTGTATGTAAAAGAATGACTAAGCATTTTTTGCCATTCCTTTTGGCACAGCTTGTATGTTCCAATGTATAAATCTAAAAGGTTCTATGCCATAATCTACAGCAAATTCATGTTCTAAATAGCCTGGAAACATTATCAATACTCCTGGTTGCACTCTAAATTGAACTAGTTCAGTTCCATATGTAACATCTGATGTTTTTTTTACTTTTAATTTAGTGGCTCTAGCGCCAGTCCTTGGCTCATGAAAAATAGGATATGATGTTTTATCACTAGCTTTAAGAAAATAAAAACCTGATACGTGTTGATTCCAATGCACATGTGCAGAATGATTACCACCACCCTTTTTAGCAAACTCTTGTACCCACATTTCACTAAACATTGTTTGATATTCTGACATATCATAACCTTGCCAATCTAAAAAATCCCAAGACTTTTGACCTATGTAATTTCTAAAATCTAAAAAATCATTATCTAATGTAAGAGGAGTTGAATGATAAGATACTCCAAAATCACCATGTTGTTTTATATGATCTTTTTGTCTAGCTTTAGCTTCTTTAATATATTTATCAGAAGCTTTATTTAAAGTTTTTACAAACTCTGGTTTGTTTTCCACACATATTGGAGTTTTAAAATATTCGTTTACTTCCATGGCTGCCCAAGATTCCACATAACTAATGAATACCTTGTCCCTGCAGTTACTGGTTTTACCCTGTGCCACACGTGACTAGGAAATACAATAATAGATCCTTTAGGTAATATTTCTTTACATTGTATTCTGTGTATAGATTCATCTCTCATGTTTGGTTCATAATCTCTAAAATCAAATTCTAACTCTCCACCTTGATATTCAGAGCCATCTGTTAATTGGCAGGTCATAGAAATTTTTCTTATCTTACCGAATTGAAGATTATTTTTTGGATTATTGTAAGATTCTTTCCAACTATCACAATGCCAATCGTAATATTGATTAAGTTTGTATTTTGTAAATTGTATTTGTTCACTAAAATCCCATTCAAAATTCCAACCAGCTCTTTGATTAGCAATTCTAATGTAGGGTTGTAACTCTTTATATATCCAAGTTTCATCTAACCACACTATGTCTGATTTTCTTTTTCTTTGCATATTAAATATTTGATCTTGAGATAAGGTTTTTTTAGCATCATAGCCTCCTGTTCTTGCCATAGATTCAGATTTAGATAATGCATATTTGATTATGTCATCACATAATTTAGGTGGTAATGCAGATGTAAAATACCAATAATAATGTTTTAAATTCATACAAAAGTAAAAACTCCTATTCTTCTTAGCTGATCGTGTTTACAAAATCCAAAGCTATGAAAGTGTAATCCATCACACATCATGACTTTACCTCTCTCAGGTTTTATTCTTTTTAACACTTTAAGTTTTTTTACTCTAGGTGACTCAATGTCTATGACTACTTTACCTTTGGTATATTTTTTATCAAAGATTATAGTGTCTCCTGAAGTATCCTCTAAGTATATTATAAGTAGTTTATGTTTAAATGTAAAATCTACGTGAGGACAGACAAAAGAATATTTACTATTAGACATACTAAAATTAAGAGCAGCCCTTGTAAATCTAGTAAAAGAAACATTATGTTGTTTGCAAAACCTTTTAATTACTCCTTCAAAGAGATAATAATACTTAGAGTTAGGCATTGGCTCTTCACCATTATCACATCTTTTAACTAAAGTGTGGGTTACCATCGGAAATATTCTACGCCCTAAATAACTATCAAAATGATACCACGGAAAAGTATTTTGTAAAATTTCATTGTCGATAATTTTAAATTCTTCTTTGTTTAAGAAGTTTTTAGATATAATCATAACTTATGAATTGAACAAAATTTATTAATTCTTTCTGATTATTTTCTATACGATAATGATTAGTTGAGGGAAACATAATAAATTGATTATTAGTAAGTGATATATCCCAACTTCTGCCCTTTCTTCTATTATCATCATAGTAAATTCTAACATTACAATCTACAGCGTTAACACCATATAACAAAATAAAATCAGGAGAGTCTTTTAAATCTACAGGATCTACCTCTGTTTTAAAATCTGTTTTATCATTAGGAAGATACATCTTACCCCAAGTTTTTTTATTAATTAATATTAAATTATGTTTAACACGTATGTGCTCTATAATGTATTTATTGAGCCTATCCCAATTTCTAGAAAAAGGTGTGTCCTCACCTTTGTAAGTGCTTTCAAAAATTGTTTTTGACATTTCAAAAGGATCTATATCATATCCTATAGGCATCTTAACATCGCCAAAATATATCGCTTGTTCACTTAATACTTTCTTTTGCATATCTATATATGTTTTTAAAACTTATATATTATGCTTGTAAATCTGTCAATACCCAACCAGTTGTATTATCTGCTTGGTAAGCAGACTCGTCCCATGTGTATTCCCAAAAATTAGTAACAGCCTCGTTTTGTGCTTGTTGTTCTGCTGTTAATGCAGGAGGATCACCTAAAGGTGATTTCCAAGATGCAGTTGCAATATCTTTTACCCAAGAATTAAAAATTTTTTTAGGCCAGAAGATTTGATTATCTTCGTCCCAAGTATAACCTATACATGCATAATTTCCTCTATAAGGTGTGCCACCTAATTTATGTGTATTTTCAATTGTGTTGTACGAAGTTTTTTTCCAAAGTTGTTGTGGCCAACCATGACATCTTTCTAACCAGTATTGACCTTCAGCTTCAGTTTCAACACCATCTTTATTTGTAGTGTGTTCATCAGCAACAACGTGAACGTTTAAAACTATATTCTCTTCTGATATTTTTGCAAAGTGTGCCATAATTAATTTTGAAATTTATACCTCACTACAACGATTCCACTACCACCGCTGACTCCAGATGAAGAAGGTAATCCTCTTCCACCTCCGCCGCCACCAGTATTAGCTGTTCCAGCTGTTCCCGCAATAGGAGAGTTAATTCTATTTCCACCTCGGCCTCCGCCTCCGTTTCCACCATTTCCACCTGGATCTCCTGTAAGGTCAGCGCCTCCGCCACCTCCACCAGCATATTGAAAACAATTAGCACCTTTACCAGAAGATGCTGAATTTGGAACAATATTAACCTGAGCACCATTTCCTGCAGTTTTAGTACTAGCATTTGCAGAGGCTCCGCCTCCGCCAGCACCAGTTAAGTTTGGTCCTGTTCCTCCATTATTACCTTGTGGAGGACTTACTGGAGGGACATTACCTTGTCCAGCTGTATTATTTAATCTTCCTGCTCCACCACCAGAGCCACCATCTGCGCCAGCAGAAGTGCTTGGGTCAGCGCCGTTACCACCGCCACCACCAGCAGATGTTATTGACGCAAAAATTGAATTTCCTCCATTAGCACCACCAGGATTTGGAGTTGTTCCTCCACCTCCTCCGCCAGCACCAACGGTAATTGGCATTGCTCCTAATGTTACAGCTTGTCCGCAAACACAACCACCTAATGGGTTTGGTACGGTATAACAACCAGAGGCTGTCCCAGAAGATATTCTAAATCCTCCTCCGCCGCCTCCGCCGCCGGTCCCTTGAGCTCCTCCGCCGCCTCCAGCAACAACTAAATAGTCTGCTTTATTTGAACCAGCTGCTCTTCCTTTAGAAGTTACACAAAGGTTTCCGTCTCCTGTAAAAATATGAATTTTATGATCTCCGTCAGTAACGGTTTCATTACCACCGGTTGCTTCGATGTAAGCGGGTCCTGCGCAACCTGACCCAAAGCCTAATATTCTATATCCAAAACCTGCCATCTATTCTCCTTATAGATCGTTAGCAGCGTCAGTAGTAAAGAATAATTTAATTCCAAGCAGTCTAGCATCTGCGTTTAAATCATCTGCTGATACATCTCTTGATATTTGAAAGAACACCTGTTCATCATCACCAGGTGACCCTGCAATAGTTACTGCTCCACTTTCATTTGCTACGTCTAAATCGTTTGATGTTCCACTATGTGCTTTTGCTGTTGCAACAACTTGTGTTCCAAAAGCTGTGTTACAAGAATCATTGTCAGCAAGCGCTACACCTGATAATCCCCATGCAGTCGTTCCTGTGTCAGTTGATGTTGCTGTGAAAAAAGCTTGAAAAGTTACGGTGCCTGCATTCCATGATTTAGGAAATGCTACAGAAAATTGTGCAAACTCATCTGAGTCTTTGTCAAAATCTAAAACTTTTATTTCAGGACCATTTGATAGTTCTACTTGTGCAGCTTCTGCACCATTTGTAGTATTAGGATACATTGAAACTGCTGGCACCCATATAGTTTCTCTACCTGCAATTCTAACTGCAGATACGTTTCCACCTGAATCTTCAGCTTTAATTACACCAGATCCTTTTGTTTTAAGGTCAATACCAATATTAGTGTCACCACCTGATGCTGTAACTGATGGATTATTTCCTGTTGCAGCATTTGCATATGTGACTTCATTAACAGCTGAACTTGTAGCTGTTAAAGTAATTAATTCATTTCCGTTTGTATCTTTAATATTTGTTCCAATTACAGGAGAAGTTAAAGTTTTGTTTGTTAAAGTTTCAGTTCCTGTAAGTGTAACGTCTCCAGAACCAAATCCTAAAGTAATTATATCTGGATTAGTTCCATCATTAGCTGATGCAAATACTAATTGATCACCTTTGTCTGTTGCTGAGAAAGTAAACGAGTCTCCTGATCCAGTTGCATATTTAAACTGAACCGTGTGAGATCCTGAAGTTGAATTTCTTAAAAAATAAAATGTTTGAACATCGTTTGGTATAGTTACAATTTGATTTCCAGATATTGTACCTGTAAATTCAATCATCCTGTGACCTGCAGCATCACCAGTTCCAGAATCTGAAATACTTAAAGTTGTAGTTTGAGCTCCACCACCAATTGCTTGTTGTGTAAAACCACCAGATATTTGTTCAATAAGTTGTAAATTAGTATTAGTTTTTGTCCCCCATGTACCGGCGTTTTCACCGGTTTGCTGAAGTTCTACTCCTAAAGGTGTAAATGTTGATGCCATGTTTTTTTTCTCCTATGCTACGTCACTATAAGTTATATTAACACCTGTGTCAACATCTTGATATGCTTGAATTCCAAACCCTGTAGAAACACCAAACCCTGCTACAGAGGCCGTTGTAGACACTCCTGTTAATCCCATTACATCTGCAGGCGCTAATACTCCTACAGATGATGTCGTAGCTACACCATCAAAACCTACGGTGATTTGATCTAAAGATATTGATCCTACAGATAAAGTAGCACTGACACCAGTCACAGGTACAAATTCTACAATACCTGCTATTAAGAAACCTACACTTGAAGTTGCCTCTTGACCTGTTGGAACAACTATAGAAGTTAAATCAAATGTCGTAGAACCAACTGATCCAGTTGCTTCTTGACCAGACAATCCAACTAACATTTGATCTAATTCTATTGAACCAACCGAACTAGTTGCAGCCACACCAACAACTTGTTCTGGAATATCAAATTGTGGAGGAACTGCTGAAGTTATTTGTACACCTGTTAATCCTACTACATCTGCAGGGTTAATAGTAAACATACCCCAACCATTGTCACCATAAGATGCATTACTCCAACCATTAGGACCTAAGTCAGTTGTAATTTCTTGACCACTTAATTCTACGGTTAAACCATTGAAACCCCAAGATTCAAAATTCCAAGTGTCACCACCCCAACCTGATTCTGGAAACGCAGTAATTTCACCAACAGAAGTAGTTATAGCTTGACCAGTAGGAATTATAATAGAACCATTGAAACCCCAAGATTCAAAGTTCCAAGTATCACTACCCCAACCTGATTCTGGAAACGCAACAGCATTCCCTAAAGAAACCGTTGCTGAAAGTCCACTTACAGGAATGACAGGACTAAAACTATCTCCCCATGGTTCTAATGACCAACCATCTCTACCCCAACCTTGCTCTGGAAAAACTGTTAAATCACCTAATGTAGATGTAATCGCTTGACCTGTAGCAATTACAACTTCATCATTTATTTTGCCCCAAGAACCACCTAAATTCCACGTGTCACCGCCCCAACCACTTGTTATAGCTTCAGTTGTTCCCCAACGACCGGTGCTCCAGGTTGTGCCTGATTGGTTCCAAGTATTGGCCATAAGGATGACCTCCTTATGCTAATCTAATGATGGCGTTTGTTGCGTCCGCTGCTGGAAATTGAATTGTAAAAGTTCCACTAGATACGGTTTTGTCTCCACCAAATGCAATTACTGCACATGCAGGATTACCTGATGCAGAACTATTATATATTAACGCACCATTTGCTGTGAAAGATGCACTTGTATAACTTACATCGTTAAAATCACAAACTGCAGTTGTGCTTGATGCAACTGGAGTTACACTCGTAAGAGTTGCTCCACCTGATGTGTATGCTGCTCCAGATGAATTTGTAATTTCTTCTGAAGTTGAAAAAGCTGTTGTACTAGCTCCTAATGTAGCTGAACTTGTGTACAAAGCTATTTTAAAAGTGTTACCGGTTGTTGCTGTAAAATTGTGAACTCCTTTTAAAAGCTCAACTTTAAAACTTGTGCAAACTGCTGATGTTATAGCCATAATTTAATCTCCTACGGGTTTGCTGAGTTTATTGGTATTCTAACTGCTCCGTCTGTGTAGTCGTCTCTTCGTCTTCTACCAACTTGCTCGTTAGCAAACTTCTGTACCTCTTGTTTATATTTATTTTCATATAATGTCAACATATCTATTGGACCTTTTAAAAATCCATAAGTTTCAGATAGACAGCAATATAATAGCCCATTTGGAAAATTAAGACTAATATAATTAGTCTGATTGCTAGATTCTAAAGTGGCTGGCATTATATTAAAATGAACTCTAAAATTATATGCTTGATCTGGAGTCGGAGCAAAAATTATACGTCCAGATGTGGTATCAGAATCACCTGTTCCTCCACCATACATGGCATAATATTTAGGTTTACCCCTTTTTGCAGTCTCTGTTGAGGGCACATATTGTTGTAAATATGTATAATCTTTTTTTTCTAAATAATCATTGTCTCCAGTTAAAGCAGTTGTTGAATCATAAACTTGTATACTTCTTACAAATAAAGCTCCTGCTGGAGCATTAACTTGATTTTGTCCTACAACCATTGAACCTGTTTGTTGTTTTCTATCTGCATCAATTGGAATATCTCGCATTATTCTATATTGTGCATTTAAAATAATGTTTTCTAAAATATCTGTAGTTAAAACATTAGAATCTGTTTCAGTGTAATTTCTTATTTGTGTAACTAACGTTGAATAACTTATACCAGCCATTATGCTACTCCTGCTAGTTCTTTACACACAGGACAACTTTTTTTATATCTGCTATGCGTTCCACATTTCCATTTTGGTTCTTCATGCACAGGTATCTCTGGTTCTGGAATTTTAGTATAAAATTCTATGTGCTCGTCCTCTGGACATTCACATTGTTTGATTCCAAATAAACCACAAATAAAATTTTTAATATGTTGTATCATGCTGTTACCGTTACTGGCCCTGCTGACGCAAAACCGCCTCCTCCTGTTTCAGTTATACTAGATGTTGTACCTGTTGCAAAGGTATAATTATCCGCATCTACTTTAGTAATTACATATCCAGCTGCATCATTTATTGTTGCAGCAGCGACTCCACCAACAACCTCTGCATCTCTAAATCTAACTCTATCACTTGTAGATCTACCATGATCTGGTTCGTTTACAGATATGGTTGCAGATCCGTTTGTTGTTGTAAAAGGATTTAATGGTAATATATTTGGAACGGCAGTTTCTATTCTATCAGGTCTTACGTTTCTTAAAGATATAGAGTCACCATTCATAGGTTTTGGTTCTAATTGTGGTTGTTTTGGTTCAAACTCTGATACATGTACGAATGATCCATTCCACTCTCTAACCATTTCTTTGTAAGGAAACTCCATACCAGATCTATCTGATATTGCTTTTGCGTATTTACCTGTTGCGTACTTAGCCATTATGTTCCTGGGTAATAAGCTTTAGGTGTAATGTGTGTACTAGAAGCCGACCCATCCTCCGCTAGTGCTCTAGCAAATTCATCTTCATAAGCTAGTTTTGTAGGTTGAATTAATTGTGGTTGATATTTTTGTGCTAAATAATATGCAAGTCCTGATACCATACAAGGTACAAATCTAAATGGTACATCAGTTGCATTCGTATAATCACCTATATCTTGTATTCTTTTTATAAAATAAAAATGCATATCTTTAGATGCATTTGTAGAATCTGGTGTAGGATAAATATGTATTCTTACTTTATCAATAAATCTTTCTACCCAATATTGATTAGGTGTTCCTTTAGATAATTTGTTTGAAAAACCAGCGTAAGTTGATCTATCAACTTTAGTCATAGGACTATCTGATTGAGTTGTTTGTGTTCTATTAGATCTTAATTGTGCTTCAAGGACATCGGACATTCCAAACACACTAGCTGGATCTGTAGTTGTAGCTGAAGTTCCATCATCACTAGATCTAAAAAAATCATAGTCTGATTGTCCTTCAATTAAATCTAAATTAGTTTCTCCTACTTCCCAATAGTGAATGCCTCTATTACCCCACTCTTGAAATAAAATATTAAGAGATCTTCTTGCAGATTTAAGTTGATAGCCTGCTACAGCATTTAATCCTATACGTTCGAAAGCATCTTCTATTATTTCCTCAATAGAAAAATTTTTATCAAATGTTGTTGTGCCCGAGGTAGTATTTGCCATTTAACCTCCTATGCGTCTAGGTATACCGTCAACCCTGTTATATCACCTTGGTCCATTGGAAGATAAGCACCATCAGAAAATAAAACTCCATCATCAGGAATATAAGGATCTAAGTCTCCTGCGTCTGCAGGTATAGTCATTATAGTAGATCCTGTAGCTGAAGTAGTTTTAAATAAAAAGTTATCTGCAGAAGATATTACTCCATGCATTCCTTTTATTCTAGTTCTGCCTGCAAATAAAACAGCATGCATACCAACTGAAGTTACTCCCGCAGAAATATCTGTAGTAGCCGCTCCATTTCCAGTTATTTGTGTAACCGTGTTATAGAATTTAGTTGAAGTTACCGTAGCCCCACCAGCTGGTCCTGTGATATCTTCAGTTATAGTGTTACCATCGTGGTCAGTTCCAGTCACCGTGTATGTTACGTCTGAATTATCATCACCTGAACCAGATGTTAAAGTAATTTTTTGAACGGTACACGAACCATCATCGGCTTGAGCAAAAGTTGCAGCCGCTGCTTCTAAAGTTAAATTTGCTCCATCTGCAGGATCTTGTTCAGCTGCTATAACAGCTGCTCCTGTTGCTGTTCCTCCAGTTGCAAACCTTGCTTTTACGTCTGTTGCCATG